ATGATGATTGGGCGGTTAATGATACCCAAGTGCTATCCACCATCAATTACAGCGGTAGGGGCATTTTTACAGGCTTTCACGCCTATGAGATTGATAATAAGACCATCATGCAACAAGATACCAAGCTAATTTGTTTGCAAAGTGAGCTAACAGACACGCCACAGATGAATGACAGCATTAATCAGATGAAAGTGATTAATATCAGCCAAGACCCAGCAGGTATCTGTTATTTCATACAGCTTAGGGGGACAAATGGGGGTTAAGTGGCATAAAAAAATCACGGTTGAACCCATTGCTGATAAGATTGATGACATTTACCGCAAATTTGCCATTGACTGTTATAACAATGTCATCGCCCTAAGTCCTGTGCGTAAAGGGCGTTACAAAAATGCCCATCATATCAGCATTGGCACAAAAAGCCTAAATGAAAATGGCGGCGGTGTTGAGCTTATCTTAGGCATTCCAAAGCATACCTACCCACTCATCTACATTCAAAACAACCTGCCCTATGCGTTGCGACTTGAACACGGCTGGTCACAGCAAGCCCCAACAGGGGTGTACGGTAATGCCTTTAACAGTGCATTGGGCAATCTATCATAGGATAAAGTGATGAATGCGTTTAGCCAAAATAAAACTTTACGAGTTTGGAGCTATTCAAGGGTATTGCTGAAATTATACGAGCAACACAGGGGGCAATGATGGACACAGCACACATTGAACAAACGCTACTGACGCATATCAAATCATGGGAGCATTTTGATGATATCCCCTTAGCCAAAGAAAACCGAAACTTTAAACCCCCTGATGGCATTTGGGGCAGGGTTACAATTTTGGGTGGTGTCAATCAAGTACGCAGTATTAGCAATACGCCTAATATCCTGCAACAAGGCACGCTGGTGATACAGCTGTTTTGCCCACAGGATTTAGGCACGGTGGCGATTAAGCAAAAGGCGGATAGCCTAGCTCATCATTTACAAACAAGGCGGTTTGGTAGGCTTGAACTGTTAGCCCCCAGCATCATCAATGCAGGATTTCATGATTACTACCAAATCAATGTAAGCGTAGCGTGGAGATACTACTAATGCCAAAAAACCGACACCGACAGCTGTTGAAGCTATACGGTGAAATTACCAAACTTGGGGCAATATTAGACGCCCCAAGACCCAAGGACATTTACCCACATGAGTGGGTATTAATGAAAGACCAAATTTATTACATGCGTCAGATTACCGAGTGTTAAAACAACGAACTGATGATACGGAGAATTGATTTATGTCTAGTGGAGCATTTGTTAAAACGGCATATGCCAAACAAACAGGCGAAACCCTGCCAAAAACTGGCTGGAAAACCCTACCAAATATCAGCAATGGGCTAACCGTTGCCACAGAGCTTACCAGCAGTGAAATGCTGTCAGGTTCACGCATGGCAAAAGCAGGTATGGTAACATCAGCGTCAGTACAAGGCGATATTGAAACCGAGCTTATGTTCGGTACGTATGATGAATTACTTGCTGCTGCTTTTTGGAGCGAATGGTCAGCAGGCAGTAGCCCCAATACGCTAAGTGTTGGTGCAACAAAGACCCAGTTTGCCATAGCCAAAGATTTTAGCGATATTAATGTTAACCATGTCTTTACAGGGTGCGTTGTATCAAGCTTTGGGTTAAGTGTGGATACATCAAGCCTAATTAAACTAAAATTTGGTATGACAGGCTTGGGCTATCAAGAAAGTAAAACGGCATCATTTGCCAAAAATCCGACCGCCCAAGCAGATACCGCTAAGGCAAGCGGTTTGTCTATTGGCGAGATTAAAGTAGATGGCAGTAAGCTTGATGTGTGTGTTGAAAGTTTTAGTTTTGAGCTTGATAACCAAACAGAAGTACAAAAGTGCTTGGGCGATAATATCTATGGCGGTAATATCTTAGCCATGCTTACCAACATTACAGGCTCTATGACGATTGCTTATAGCCAAAAAGCCCATGAGATGATTAGTAACCAAATGACAGGGGCAACGCTAAGCCTTGAGTTACCGATTAAGTTTGGTAATAGTAAGTATGTGATTAAAATCCCCAAATTTCAGGTATCAGGTGAAATCCCAAGCCCATCAGGCACGGATTTGGTTACCGTGGATTTGTCTTATACGGTGGTTGATGAAAGCCCAGTTATTGAAAGGCATACCGCTTAACTGATGATAAAACAAACCCTAGCTACTACAAATGGCTGGGGCTTTTAACCTTTTATCCATGCAATGAGATAGACATTAAGGAAAAAAATAACATGGCATTTGATTTAACACTATTAAAAAAAGACGCCAAGATTAATGCTAAGCGTGAGATTGAATTTGATGGGCTTGAATTGACGCTACAAATTCAAGCAAGCGAAGCGTTTAAACGAGCAGCCGCTGAGGTACAAAAGATAGCAAACACGCCCAAAAAGGTAACCAAAGACAGTTTAAAGCGTGGCAACCAAGATGAAATTGGCGAGTATGAAGCCATGTTATTTGTCTTGGGTGAGTACTTGACAATGTCTTTATGGTTTTTGCCCTAGCAAACCGAGCAAGGCGATATACCCAAGGCATAGCCCTACCCTTGTCTGTGCGTGATGTTTGTGATGTTTGTGAGCATTACCAAAGCTTATTGCCAAGGGCGTGGCTATTTGAGCTTATTTTTATGCTTGATGATTTATGGCTTGATGAGTATAACAAAAAACCCTAGGCTGGGCGGGTTTATAGGTTTTAATGGAGAGGTTTATGTCAAATACATACCGCTTAGACATACAGGTAAATGCCGATAGTGCTAATACCGCCTTGGGAAATCTAAAAGAGCATTTTGATAAGATTGAACAATCAAGCGGTAAGGCAGGCGTTGGTATTGATGGCTTTTCAGGCAAAGCGGATAAGGCATCAAAATCCAGCAAAAAAGCAGGTGATGGGGCTAAAAAGTTTGGTGATGATGTTGATGGCTTAAAGCGTAAAACAGATGGCTTAAAAACGGCGTTTGGCACATTAAAAGGCGTGATGTTTACTGCCCTTGCCGTTGCTGGCGTTGGTGGCGTCATTGCCACCGCCGATGACATGCAAACCCTTACAAGTCAAATCAAAATTGCCACCACAAGCACCAAAGATTATGCCCATGCAATGAGTGAGATAGAACGCATTGCGATGGGTAATATGGTCAGCCTTGACTCTGTTGGGCAATTGTACGCATCAAACGAGCGGTCATTAAAACAACTTGGCAAAAGCCAAGATGAAGTGATTAAGTTTACCGAAAATATCACTACGGCAATGCGTGTCAGTGGCGGTAGTGCAGAAAGCCAAGCGGCCGCATTAACCCAGCTTGGGCAAGCCATGGCGTCAGGGGTGTTGCGTGGTGATGAGTTTAACTCAGTGGCTGAACAAGCTCCTGTTATTATGGAGCTGATGGCAGACAGCCTAGGGGTAACAACAGGTAAACTGCGAGATATGGCAAAAGAAGGTAAGCTTACCTCAAAGGTTGTTTATGATGCCATTGCTGGTGCATCTGCAAGTGATAAGCTTGCTGAAAAATCCAAAAAAATGTCTACAACCATCAGCGGTGCAATGCAAAACATTCAAACGCAGTGGCGTCTTGGTGTTGATGCCATCATGAATGGTGAGGGCGGTTTATCCAGCGTGCTTGCTGATGGTATTAATAGCATTGCGTTGGGGGCGTCATCATTTGTTGATAGCTTGCCTGCGATTAATCAGGCTATCACTGATACCATTGCCAAAGCCAAAGAAATGGGTACGGCATTTTTAGAGTCTGATTTTGGGCAATCTGCGATACAAACTGCCAAAGATGCCTTTGAACAATTAAAATCAGCCATGCAAGGTGTGGCTGATATTGCAGGCGATGTAAAAGTATTCTTTGAGAAAAACCCTGAGCTTGCAATTGCACTGGCGAGCGGTGTAGGAGCAGCAGCAGGGGCATTTTTATTATTTAAAGGCGTACTGATTGTATGGGCAGGCGTGGCAACACTGGCAGCAGCAGGGGGTGCGTTGGCGGCGGTGATGGCAGTGCTGACCAGTCCGGTTACGCTTGTGATTGCAGCTTTTGCTACACTGGTGGCGGCAGGCGTGTATGTATACCGTAATTGGGACACAATTAAACAAAAGGCAAATGACGCATGGCAGAGCATTAAAGAGACTTGGCAGGGCGTTGGCGAATGGTTTGGCGAGCTTTGGGATAAAGTCAAACAGACCTTTTTTAATTGGTTATCACAAATGCCAAAACCAGTACAAGAGATGGTGGCTAATATTGGTGAAATATTTAGCACAATTGTGGATGTGGCAGGGGCGGTTTGGGATGGTATTGCCAATATTGCTAAAAGTGTGTGGCATGCGATAACAGAATTTGTCTCTTACGCCATTGATAAAATTAAGCCTGTTATCAAATCTGTTTTGGAGTTTTTTAAAAACGCATGGGACGGCTTGGTTAGTATTGCTAAAACCGTTTGGCAGGCGGTTGCCAGTGTTGTCAGCTATGTTTTTGATAAAATATCTGGCATTATTGGTACACAATTTGAAGCCATGAAAGCGATTTTTATGGCAGGTGTTACCATTTTTGCCAGTATTTTTAATGCAGGCTTTGAGATGGTGAAAACCATCTTTAGCACCGCTTTTAAAGTGATAAAAGCCGTATTAACTGGCGATATGCAGGGCGTAAAAGACGCCATCAAAGACGGTTTTCAAAAAGTCCTTGATATCTCAAAAAAATTGGTTGGTAACATTGTAGATGCCTTAAAAAAACTTGGCAAAGATTTACTACAAGTTGGGCGTGATGCCATGCAGGGCTTTATTAATGGTATCAGCGAGAAAATAGGTGCAGCGGTTAGCAAAGCCAAAGAGATGGCAAGTAGCGTAAAAAATGCCATCACAGGTTTTTTTGACATTCATTCGCCGTCTCGTGTGATGAAGCAAATTGGTGGCTGGATATCAGAGGGCTTGGCAATTGGTATCGCCTATAAAGCACCGATAGCCGCCAAAGAAGCCAAAAACCTTGCTAAAAGCGTAAAAAACGCCCTTGAAAGCGAACTTCAAAAAACCGCAGAAGAGATATTTTTAACCAAACAACACATTAAAGGCAACCCATACGCCCAGCTAACCAAAGACATTGCCTTTGGTAAATACGGCAAACAAGACACCAGCCGATTACAAAAGTTGGTGCAAGAACAGGCCTTACAAAGCAATATTTTAACGCTCACCCAGCAGCTGCATGAAGCAAGGGAAAATCTTGCCAATGTGGGATTGACCAGCATTGAAATCATGCAAAGACAATATGATGAAACCGACAAATCTGTCCGAGCGTCCGCTCATTTATTTGAAAAAGTCAAACAGGTAAGCCAAGCACTGATTGACGCAGTCCACCGCCAAGAGGCCGCCCAAGAGTTTGAAAGCACGCTAAAAGACATTGCAAAACAGATGGCAATTATGGGTGAGGTAGAGCCGTTGGCTGAGTTTTTATATGACTTACAAAACGCTGAGAAATATGCTTATTATACCGCTGAGCAGTTGGCAAGGCTTAAAGATGAGATGATTAAGCTACAAGACGCCAAAGATAAGCTAAATGCCAAACAGGCATTTGATAAGCTGATGAAAGATACAGCACTGGCAAATGAGACCCCAGCCCAAAGGCTACAGCGTGAATATGATGAAAAAATGGCGGTCATTGATAAGTATGAGCAAATGCATAGTGATAAGCTTGAAAATGCCACAAGCCTAAGACAGCAAATCACCGAGCGATACGAGCAAGCCGAAAAAGATGCTAAAGTCAAAAACTATCAAGAGCATTTAACAGCATTTGCAGGGTTTTTAAAAAACACGGCAGGTGAGCAGTCCAAAGCCTACCGTGCCATGTTCGCTGTATCAAAAGCCTATGCCCTGGCAGATGTGGGCGTTAAAATGGGTAAGGCGGTTGCTGATGCTTGGGCAGACCCATCAGCGGTGACAATTTGGCAAAAACTTGCCAATGTCGCCAAAGTGTCTTGGCAAGAGGGGCATGTGTTAAGCATGATTAACGCCATTAGCCCCAAAGGGTTTGCCACAGGGGGCTACACAGGCAACATGGGGATAAATCAAGTGGCAGGGGTGGTACATGGTCAAGAATATGTACTAAATGCCAAAGCCACAAAGCGTATCGGCGTTGGCAATCTTGAACGGCTAAACCGTGGTGATGGCATTGGCGGTCATGTCAATAATATCAACGTCCATGTAACCGTAAACTCTGACGGTAGTAATGTCCAAGCCGATACCCAAATGGGCAAAACCATGGGCGAAGCCATGGTAAAAATCGCTCGGCAAGTCGTGATACAAGAGACCAAACAAAACGGACACCTTGACAGGCTATACCGCAGATAAGCAAAAACCCAACTGGTGCAAACAGTTGGGTTTTTTATTACCCCTTTAAACAGCACTTAAAAGGATAATTTATGGGTGATTTTATCACATTTTTAACCTATATTGAAAGTGAGAAATTAAATTTGAGAGAAAAGACAATGAAAACTTTTAATTGGGACATATCGGCAGACAGCAGTGAGAGTATCAGCCATAATACAACCATAACCGCCTTTGGTGATGGCTATGAGCAGGCGGTAAGTTTTGGTATTAACAACAGCCGTAAATCATGGCAATGTAGCAAGACTGACACAAAGGCGGTGATTGATGAGATTTACCGCTTTTTAATTGACACAAAAGGCGTTGAGCCTTTTAACTTTAAGCCTTTAACCGATGAACCAAGTATCAAAGTCCGCCTAGATGGTGAGATATCACGCCAAAAGATGGGGGGCGATGCTTGGCAAATTGGGTTTACTTTAAAGCAGGTTTTTTAA